CGTTCTGCCCACCACGGATCTACTTGTTCACGCCATTCGCGGGCTGATTTAGTTCGCCCTTCTAGCATAGTACGGTCCCAACCAAATACTTGTGCCACAGCATCTTTTAAACTGTTGGCAAAACTTTCTCGTCTAAATCCGTGGAAATTTGTTAGATAGTCGGCAATAGTATCTTTGCCTGACCCAATAAAACCGCACACGCCAATAATCATAGTATCTCCCATTCGATACTATATTTTATTACAGCGTTGTTACAAAGTCAATAAGTTTGGTTAGCCAACTACAAACCACATTGGTTTTTCACCAGTGCCGTAGTTGTTAATTTCAGTGTCAAGTTTTTCAATCATTGCAGTTGCTTCTGATTTTAACTGTGAACCGTTAAGTGTTGTACCACCTTGTGGGCTGGTAATTTGATTGAATTTTTCACGAGCTTCACCTAACATTAACTTGCAGGTAGCAAGTGCGTAGTCCTTAATCCATAAACCTGCGTATGGGTCGTCTAATAAAGCAAAGTCAGGACGGTGATTATACAACCATAACAATACAGTTTCTTCGCCACGTGGACGTTGCATGATTGTTAACTTGCGAGTTTGTGGATGATATGTAAACTGGATGTAGCTACCGAACATTTTACCAACCATCTTTTGATATTGGGCAAATGCATAGTAAGTACCTAAGCCGCCCATGTTACTAGATGATAGCAAATAGGTGTTTGTGTAGGCTAAGTTAAACGGTTCAAATAATGATCCGCCATCGCCGCCGCCCGTTCTACTACCAATACTTCTGCGGAATACATCGCGAACTTCAATAACTTCGTTACCAAGTATGTACTCGTTTTGATCCTGCTCTAAAGTCAAGTAGCCAAAGCTCTCTTCTACAGAGTTAGCACTACGTTGACGATATCGTGCCAACGAACGGTCAATAGCTATATGGTAGTCTTTTGGCTCAAGTTCTACATCAACCATGCTTCCGCCTAGTAATGACTTAACATAGTCAATTATCTGCTGGCGGGCAGGTGTTGTATCGTTTACTGGGGATGGGGTATTTGCTGTGCTCATAATGATATTTAGCCTATAAATACACTACTATGCCAAGACTATCCCTTTACCGCCCTGAAAAAGGCAATGATTTTAAGTTTTTAGATCGTGTAATTAACGAGCAATTTCAAGTGGGCGGAACTGACATTTATGTCCACAAATATTTAGGGTATGTAAATCCAGCTGATGGAAATGCAAGTCCTTCGCAACCAGTTAGTTCTAACCCTATTGCAGAACTAGGAATACAAGACGTATTACTAATGGAAAATCGCGATAGGCACTATGCTCCTGATGTTTACATCATGCGTGGCATTTATCAGATGCAGGACTTAGATTTTAATCTGAGTCAATTTGGATTGTTTTTAAACAATGACAATATTATGATACATTTTCACTTACGTGGATGTGTAGAAACACTAGGCCGTAAAATGATGGCAGGTGACGTTGTAGAACTACCTCACCTACGTGATGAGTATGCGTTAGATAACGTATCGGCTATCAAGCGATTCTACGTTATTCAAGAAGTGATGCGTCCATCAAACGGCTTTAGCCAAACATGGTTCCCGCACTTAATCCGTGCAAAATGTGCTCCGTTAGTTGATACACAAGAGTTTAAAGAAATCCTTGATGCGGTTAATACTGATTCTAACGGTGTACTAGATCCTAACGGAACTACACTAAGAGATGTTGTATCTCAATATAAAGTTAGTATTGATATCAACAATCAAATACTCGCACAAGCGGAAGCAGACAGTCCGGCAAGTGGGGTTGATGATTCTAATTTATACGTTGTACCTTGGGCGCCAGATGGTACAGTTGACACACAAGACGTTAGTGACACATCTATAGATAACACTAACTGGGACAATATTGACGCTTCTATTGTGTTGCGTTCTCCAGACCACACTTACTTTGTGCAAAGTGGTACACAAATGGGAGGTGTTCCTCCTAACGGTGCCAAGTACGGTGCCGGTATTGAGTTTCCAAGTAACGCTGTTAAAGGTCAATTCTATTTGAGAGTAGACTATTTGCCCAATACCTTGTTTAGATTCGATGGCGCAATTTGGGTCAAGTTTGAAGACAATGTACGTATGACATTAGATGAGTTTGGCACTCAAGATGTTGCCCCAGGAACCGCACACGCAGGTAAACAAGTAAGAAGAACACAACTAACAGGGTATATCAATAACGCAAATACCTCTACTATTGCAGGTGTTACTGTAACAGAGCGCCAAAGTTTAAGTAACGCTCTAAAACCAAAGGCAGATAATTAATGGATCATTTTTACGACGGGCAGATACGAAGATACCTAACTCAGTTTATGAGAGTTATGAGTAACTTTGCATACAAAGATGCAAAGGGTAATCTAACACAGGTTCCTGTACGATACGGTGACATGAGTCGTCAAGTAGCACAGATACTAACTAAGAACTCTGAAAACACAATGCCGTCTGCACCTTTTATCAGTTGCTACATTAAGAATTTAAAAATTGCTCGTGATAGATTACAAAATCCCTATTACGAAAATACTCTAAATGTTAGAGAACGTGAAACACATTATGTTGACCAAGATCCTAGCAGTCCAACCTACGGACAAACAATACAAGACTATGGTAATTTACAAGGTGGTAATTATACTATTAATCGCTTAATGCCAACACCTTACGATTTAGAGTTTCAAGCAGATATTTGGAGTTCTAATACAGATCAAAAATTACAAATCCTTGAACAGATTTTAGTTTTATTTCGCCCTGCAATGGAAATACAAACGACCAGCAACTTTGTTGACTGGACTAGTTTAAGTTATTTAGAATTGTCAGACCTAACATGGTCCACTCGAGCAATTCCACAAGGAGTTGAACAAGATATTGATATTGCAAACTTATCATTCAATGCACCAATTTGGATCAGTACTCCTGTTAAGGTAAAACAATTAGGCATTATTACAGATATTATTGCTAACATTTTTGTAGAACCAACTGGTACACTCAGTGATAGCAAATATGATGACGGTGCATTCTTTAATGGTCGTACACCTACTGCTGTTGCAGGTCATAACTTGAAAAATCATAATGTTATTGTTATGGATAATACTGCAACATTAGGACCAGGCGTCAGTTGGTACAAGATACTTGATGCGTATCCTGGAACATTTACTGCTGGCCTAAGTCAAATTAGATTTACAAAAGATCTAAACATAGAAGTTGTTGCTACAATGACGTTAAATCCAGTTGACGAAACACAGATGATCTTAAGTATAGACTCATCAACATTACCAACTAACAGTCAAGTACCGCCCAATAGCGGAAAAACGTATGTTGATGCTATTATAGATCCAACTAAATTTACAACTGATTCAAATAACGTAGGCATTCGCTATTTGATATTAGAAGATATCAATCCTGCATACAGACAAGTGCAGTATGTAGCTAATCCCGGTTACAATTCAGGTGATCCGGCTAGTCCTCAACAGATTGTAAAATTAGATGCTAACGGTAATCCAGTATATCAAACAATGTATCCGGACGCAGGATACGCTGTTACTAATTTTAGAAACGCAGACAACACAATATTCTCAGCTAACGCAAACGACATTATCACATGGGACGGAACTAAATGGTCAGTCATATTCGACTCTTTAGCCGGCGTTGCTCCTACTTACATAACTAATATACGTACTGGTTCACAATACGTATGGGATGGCCAACAGTGGACATCTAGTTACGAGGGCGAGTACACTCCTGGATATTGGCGTTTATTGTTATGAACATAATTTGTAGTGGCGGAATATTTTTAAGTAAATCAACAAAACGATTTTTATTACTAAATCGATCAGAAGGTAAAACCGCAGGCACGTGGGGAATCGTAGGTGGCAAACACGAGCCTACTGATCAAACCCCATATGAAGCACTATGTAGAGAGATCCAAGAAGAAATTGGATTCTTACCTAATATAGAAAAAACAATTCCCTTAGAACAATATGAAAGCAAAGACGGTGAGTTTTACTACCACACCTACGTGTTGTTAGTCGGCGATGAGTTTATTCCTAAACTCAATCACGAACATTCTGGGTATGCTTGGGTATCTAAAGACAGTTTACCTAAACCATTACACTCTGGTTTAAGAACTACGTTGAGTAGTAAAACAAATAAAGCAAAAATTGATACTATATTTGATTTAATTAGTTAAATGTCGTCGGCTATTAGATTAAAACTAATACTGATTCTATCTTCTTCCGATAGATTTTCTTCTACACCGTGATCTAACCAGCTTGGGAAAGCAATGAATAGCCCAGGTACTGGTTGAAAACTATAACTCTTATAATTATAATCTACATCCTTGGCACTATAGAAGTGTTGACGGGCGGCAAGATTTGGATTGATGAATGTTATTTTTCCACTGCGAGGCGGAGTCTTAACATATAGTGTACATGCAAATACGCTACGTGGATGCAGGTGCGGAATCATATATGCACCTGGTGGGTTTACGTTGACCCAATAGTTTTTTAATTTTAGTTTAGTGACAGATTCGTAGTCTTTGACTAATGCACTAGTACACTTTTCAATGATAGGCATTAAGACAGGGTGTGCAATAGTAAGAACTTTACTACTGCCACCACCGCCACGTTTACTTGATATATCTAGATTTGGTTGAGCTTTAATCATCTCATACGCAAATCTTTCTAACTCTTTTAAATCTTCTTCAGAAATTTCGTTCTTAATTGTCCACACCGGAGTGGGGAAGATGTTACTTAAGGTGAGATCAGATCCAGCCAAGTTGTTTTACCTGTAAAGGAGTTGTGCAGTCATTAACTGCTTTTTTGTCTGCTAGCATTTCGCCTAACAATGTTGCTTGTTGTGCTTGGAATGCCGCATTCTTAGCAAGTGCTTGACTAGCTAAATCACCAGTACTAATTCCACTTGCGGCTGACAATGCAGACAACAACGGAGTTGGATAGTTAGGGTTGGCTTGTAATGCTTGTGCTTCTGCAAGCTGTTGATTAAATGTACTTGCTTCTAAAGAACTTGTAGTTACATTTAAGTTAGCAAACTTAACATCGTACTCTGCTTGAATTTCTAATATGCTTAGATACTTGTAACCTTTCAAGAACAACTCAATATCTTCGTGTGATGTTAGAGTAGGGAAATGTTGTAGATGACCGTCAACAATATCATTTGGTGTATGATCAGCAACAGTTGTAACATACGCAACAGTACCATCATCGAGTACAGTATAGTTGATATGTTCCATTTCTGCAATCACTTGCGGATCAGTTAATTGCACAATTTTGTATTTTGCAATTTGATCAGCATTAAAATTTACAATTGGAAGATCTACAACTACCCATCCGTGAGTAGTGTATTTTGTATTTGGCGGTAGTTGGAACGTAAGTGCTTGGTTCCAATCAATTTTCATTAAAAGCATATTAGTAAGACCTTGCTAAAAAGCGTTATTGTGGCGCTCTTTCAATCTTGTCTTGTGTTCCATCTACGTTAAACTTGATCATTGTTTCTTGATCTTGAGCTGAACCTAGCTGTGGCACAGGAATATAAGCGGCCATTTCGTTTGTAATCTTCAATGCTTCCTGTAAGGTTACATGGAAAATCTCTTCTGGTAAGTCTAACATCGCTTGCAAGTTACCTGTAGAAATTCTACCTGTAGATACAATATCTAAACCTGCTTGACGACCTAGACGTTTGACCCAGTAATCAATTTCGAGAGTGTCTTTCATAGCCAACATCTCGCCAATATCATAATTGTCATTAAAATACTGTAGTACTTCGTAAAAAGTATTTAATTCATTTTTGATACGTTTAACTTCTTTTACGTTTAAGTAAATCTTTTCTTCTAGTTGATGGATTTCTAAATCAATTTCCATCTGATATAAAGGATCAACTTCGCGATCACGCTTCTTCTTTAAGATTTCAATCTTAAGCTGATTCTTTTTATCTTCGTATTCTGCTTTGCGTAAGTTTTCTTCACGCACTTCTGCTTCCATTGTAACTTGTTGCAGTTGCTTAACTGGTGTAAGTTGTGCATTGATAACAAATTGCTTCATCTGGAAGTCACTCATACCACGTGGTAGAGCTTCTACTAAATCAGCTATTTGCCAAACTTTCTTTTCTGTCGATTCCATTTTTAATCCTTATCTCTGTTATGTGCCTGTAATGATTTGGTAATGTTTTTTGTGCAAGATAAACTTGTACTTTAGCATCCTTTGATATCTTAGGATAGTAATGTTCTTCACCAAACCCTTTTAGCAGTTCGTTCCATTGAAAATAAGGGTAACCGTTATCGAGGTTATCTTCCTTCGTTGGATATTTATATTTAAGAGAGCGCCAGAAATCCTGGAAGTCTTTTGAGTTACGTGCGGCTTCGCTTGCCGCTACCCAAAATGGCTCTTTTCTCTTGCTAAAAGCATAGTGACTAAGCACCACAATTTTAATATAACGTATTCTTTCTTGTATTTCTGCGTTTGCCCAAGTATGATTTTTGCGCCTTTTTATAACTTCAACTGCATATTCAATAGTTTTTCCTGCTAAATGAATTGCTGTGGCTTCTAATGGTTCTATAAACCCGCTACTCATTCCTGCCGCAATAATGTTACCTTTGATAATTTCTTTGTAGTATCCAGGTTTCATTACAATTTTTCTAGGATTTTCAATACCAGTTGCATTAGCAAACTCTACCCTAGCGTCTTCATCACTGATAAACTGACTGCTATAGATGTATCCGTTGCCTGTGCGCTCGTAGACTGGAATTTTAAATCGCCAACCAGACGTCATTCCTATACTAGATGTAAATGGCTCGTACTCTTTTTCAGGATCTGTGTAAGGCTTTTGTCCTACAATAGCTGTATCAACTAGTAACTCTTTATCGTAGCTTTGAAATTCGCTGTCTGTTTTACCAATTAGTAATCTCTTAAACCCTGAACAATCTACAAACCAATCAGCAGTTACTTGAGCGCCGTTATCTAAAGTTACACTCTTACAATTATCACCGTCCATCTCAACATTTACAAGTTCTGCGTTAACTAGTTGAACACCTTTTTCAACACTACGTTGTTGTAATAGGTTAGCTAATTCAGACGCAACAAAATGACAACCGTGCATACTGTTATCTTGTAGCCACGGACATTTATTATTATTGCCAACGGCCGCTGTTAAATCACTGCCCCACGTTTCCCAGTCTGGGTCTGTAGACAACCAAAACGGAGTTTCAGCAAAGTCAATAAATTTAATGCCTAGTTTAACACCGCCACCGGTTAGTGCAACTAATTCAGTAGCCTTAATTCCTAGATCATTTAGCATTTTCATAATGCTAGGCCATGTTCCTTCGCCCACGCCAATAGTAGGAATGTTAGGACTTTCTATTAATTGGATTTGGTAATCGGGTAGCTTATTAATAAGATAAGCGGCGGATAGCCAACCAGCTGTCCCACCGCCTACTATGCATATTGTTTTCATGTGTCTACTTATTAAGGTAGAGGTCCGTAACAAGCATTTCCTGAAGATTGGTTACGTTGACTGTAAACTGAACCCAACACTTGGTGACTATCCGATGGGTAATAAGTTTTTTGGCTAACGTTGTTCTGTGCGCCATTATAACCAGCAATCATATAACCGTAGTCTTGTCCCATAACTGAACATTGTTCACCGTTGTTATACTGTGAGCTTGGAGAACCAGACCAGCTGTCGCTTGATACGTTATAACGAGAGAATGCAGATGATGCGTTTGGATTATGATACCACTTGTAATACTTGGTCATCATAGCCTTACCAGCAGTACCGCCACCAAACGGTGCTTCACCTGCTAAACCACCGGATGATGTCATAGTAGTAAAGTTCCACTTGTATGCACCACCTTGACCTGGAGTAAAGTTGTAACCATAGTTACCTTCTGCAGGAACACCAGAACCATAAGAGTGTGAACCTGGAGTTGCGTAACCAGTGCCCCATGAGTCTGTGTTGTAGTTAATGTAGTTACCTGTACCACCAATTTGAATCATAGCGTAGTTGTTGTTTGAACCAACTTTAGTACCGTTGTGCCATGAGTTAGGTGAGTAAGAACCTGTTGGGCGGTTACTAATTGTTGTAACTGTCCAAGACGCCCAGTCTTGTTTGTTAGCTTGAACGCTTGAGTTACCTTGGTGATGGTAAGCATACCATTCTGAAGAGTGCCAACCGCCATAATATGTTGCAAAGTTTAGTGTTTGTGGTTGCTCTAATGCAACGTCACAGCTATGGTGAACGTGAAGAATGTTCGACCATATGCTACCACCTACATAACCGCCAGATACTGAACCTTGTTGAATAACAATTTCGTTTTTGTAATCGCTTGGTTTAGCAACAAACTTGTACCATGCGTAGTAGGCTTGAGTACCACCTTGTGTAATTGGAGGGTATGTGTTACCGGATGGGCCGGTTGATGGATATCTGTTAGTCGAAAATACAAAGTCGTTAACATCACTTACGTAACCGATGTAACCCGGAGTTGACGTAGCCGCTAAACTACCACGTGTGGTGTACTTTGCAGGAATAACGTTTCCTGTGTTATCAATAACTAATAATCCGTTGCTGTAAATTGCCATTTTGGTAAATTCCTTGTGTATTCTTATTTATTAAGCAGTTGTTGTACCAACGCTTTTAATTCGTCTATTTGCGCGGCTTGCGCTTGTATTGTACGCTCATGTTCTTTGATACCTTCTACTAGTAGAGGAACCACACGTTCATATTGTGCTGTTAGATAGTTTTCTCCAGAGCGTGATTCGCCTGTTTTCTCATTTCTATCAAACGGTGCCGGAACTACAACTTCTGGAACCACTGCTTTCAATTTCTGAGCACTTAAACCTAGTTTTCTACGACCGCCTTGCACACCTAACGATGTAGCAATTTCGTTATCAGTATAGTAGAAACCGTCTAGGGTCATTATTTTTGCTATTGCATCAGTAATTGGCCCTTCAATATTTTTTAATCTTTCGTCTGATGTAGCTGTATAAGCATCACCTACAACATATAACGTACCACCAACTGTAAGGTTGTTGTTAGATAAGTCACTAATTAATGGCCACTGACCGTTAACCTGTGTCCAAGAACCTGCACCTGCTCCTACTGCGCCACGTAGCACATATAACAAGTTACTGTTATTATGCAAATACGCCGGCATCTGTGTTGTGTGATTAAACCAAATAGTTGGATATGCTGTATTAATCTGTACATCACCACCAGTACCACCACCTCCTGCACCAGCTCTCAATGCACCAACAACGCTAGTAGAGCTACCACCACCTTGAATAGTACCTGGAGTTGATACGTTACCTGTTGAGCTAGCTACAGAGAAGTTATCAGCTGTGCCGCTGTTGGCGATCCAGTTATAGGTTTGATCAACACGCCATCTATAGCTTGAGTTAGCTGAGTTAGAACCGTCACCAATACGTAATAAGTTTGTACTACCATCTTTATAGCCAATTTGTAGTACTGCACCACCTGAGCCAACTGCGTTAGTTGTTCCAACACCAATACCCATTGTACCTGCAAACATTTGACCACCAGTACCGCCACTAATGTTACCTGTTACAGATAGTGCGCCAGTAGCTGGATTGTATACTAAGTGTGAAGAGTCAACATAGTCAACTGTAATTGTTCCGCTAACTGAGCTAGTGAACATTGGGTAATAAGTACCAGATGTTGTAATGTTAGATATTGAAGATGCGGCCTGCGCCCACTGAATACCAGAACCAGTTGTTTGTAAGAAATAACCGTTAGTACCTGCAGAATTGTTTGCGTATAGCGCACCAGCTAAGTTTAAACCAGAAGCAATTGCCGCGCCGCCTGATACAATTAATGATCCTACGCCTGCTGTTGTGCTTGCCGCTGTTGTTGCGCTAATTGTAACGTTACCAGTAGCATCAATAAAAATACGCTGTGTACCAGCACCGTTGGCAATAATAATTTGTCCAGCCGCACTCATTGTGCCGCCACTGTTGTTACCGATAACAACACAGTTATCGTATGCAACAGAGTTACCTGAGTTGTATCCAATAAACACACCGTTGTTGTTTGTAGCTGTACCAGAACCTGCGCCATAACCGATAGCAGTATTATTTTGACCGCTGGTCATTTGTAGTAATGCGTTAGCGCCAATACCTGTGTTACCGCCAGTTGCAAGAGCATTAATACCCATTGCACGATAACCGACAGCGGTATTATTTTGTACTGATGCGCCTGCCGCAAATGCCAGTGTAGATGCTCCAAGTGCAGTATTGCTACCGCCTGCCGCTAATGCGTTACCACTGTTGTAACCAACCAATGTATTACTTGCACCAGTTGTTACACCGTTACCTGATAAGTTACCTAAGAATGTGTTTGAGGTGCCGCCAGTTGTTAATGCACCACCTGAGTTAAAACCAACTACTGTATTTGATGTAGCAAGTAAGTTACCTTGACCAATACGCACACCGTTAAAATAACTATCAGCACCCGCCCAGTGAGCGCCACCTGATGAAATACCACCATATGTTGTAATAGCACCAGTTGATGTACTTGTAGCCGCTGTTGATTGCGGAACAATAATTTGTGTTGAGTTAATGTTTAGTGCATTAAATTGTGTTGCTACTGCGTTAGCACTTTGTGAAGCCGCTGATACTAAAAATTTAAATCCGTTTGAATCTTGTAATTGAATTTGACCGTTAAAGCCAGTGCCCATTACAGTATATGTAGATCCGTCTAATGTATAACTGTTGAATCCAATACCTCTGTAAGAACCAGTTTGAAGTGCAAGACCAGTTGCAGAGTTAGTAGTTAAATATGCCGCAATGTTTGTAGTTGTATTAACTGATAAACCGTATGTACTAGCCGCACCGCCAACTGCTAAGTTAGCACTTAGGTTAAATGAACCACCAATGTTTAAGTTACCACTGATACCAACACCACCTAAAACTTGTAGTGAACCAGTACCTGTAGTTGTTGATTGAGTATTACCACCAATGGTTACAAAACCTTGATATGGTGCTAATTGAATTTGTCCTGTGCTGTTTACAGTAATACTTGGGATACCGCTAACGTCATTGACTGAGAAAAATTGTCCAGTCATACCGTCGCCAATAGTATGAACTTGGCCTGCTGTTGCTTCCCAACTTAGTGTACCAGCATCTAGCACACGTGCATACAGAGTCGCAGATGTGCTTGCGCTACCGCCCTGGTACGCAATTATAGGCTCAGCTGATGCAGATCCTATATTTGGGGTTATTAAAATGTTACGATTACTGTATGCCATAGTATTCCAATATTTACCTTAAATTATAGTCCGTATCTGCCCTTTAGTGCTACATAAGCCGCACGTACTTGGGAAGCAGATAGCGCAGTATTCCAGAAAAGTGTAGGACCAATTAGGCCGTTACATGGGCCAGATTGTACACCAACTTGGAATGTAGCATTGTTACTCGATGGACCGCTTACAGTTCCTGAGTTGTCTAATACTCCGTTGTAATAAAGACTGCTTAATGCAGTACTACCGCCAGATGATGTTCCGGCAAATGTTCCAGTCCAGCAATGCCACTGATTCAATGGAATTGTTGTATTTGAATATAAGTCACCGTTGGTACTGTATGTTTCCCAACGCATCTGTGTTAAGTTACCTGCGTACAAGTTAACGCTGTTAGAACCAGAAACATAGTTAAAGAAGCCGCCGGTTCTACTGTTTAAGTTTAAAAATTGCATTACAGTAAATCCTGTAGCAAGGTTTAAGTTGTAACTTGCACCACTAACAATAGCACCTGCTGTAGCATTACTAAAGCTACCACCTGAATAGGTAATAGAAGATAGTGTTGAAGGTAGATTATCCACTAAGTTGTAAGCAGTACTGCCCGATCCACTATAACTTTTAGAGTTATACGGATCTAGGTAGTACGCTAGGTTAGTTAAGGGAATCTGTGGTCCGAATGTTGATGCCATTTTTTATCCTTTGAACTCTGTGTTGAGTTTATCAATATCTTTACGTTCAGCCCATACTGTGTAGAAGCATTGAACATTGCCGCTAAACATGCTGTCGTTATCAACATAAATCTTGTTGCCTTCAATCTTCTCAACGTATAGTTTCTGGAACTTACCAATTGGTGTTAGGTCAACTGTAATAGTGTCCATATCAACTAATGAGTTCCAGTAGTCTGGTAGTTCAATTACTCGACCATTTAACTTACCGCGTACATATACGCCGTTTTCTGGACCTTCTAAACTACCATACTGTAATTTATATCCTTTCTTAGTTGGGTGATCAATTAAGAAGCTCTTAGCAGTAGCATATAGTGTTCCGCCAACATAAGCATTGCCACCAATACCAATACCACCGTTAACAACCTGTAGAGCACCTGTGTTGGTACTTGTTGAGTTTGTTGCATTGTTGATAATTAGAGTGTTTGGAGTTGAGCCATACAATCCTAAGTTAGTCATCAATGTAGCAGTAGTAACAACTTGTGCGTTATTAACTGTTGCTGTGTTAGCAATATATAAACTACCACCAGCATAAATGTTATTATTTGCTGTTACTAATGCGTTAGTTGTAACTTGGTATGGACCTGCTAGGTACCCTGGATCACCTTGTGCGCCCCAAATGTAAGCACCCGCACCGCCTGTACCTGTGAAACTTGTATTAGTTCCACTGATTAATGTGTCGTAACCCTGTGCAGAGTATACACCAAATGTAGTAATTGCCGCACCTGGTATTGCCCAAACTGTAATAGAACAACGATACCAACCGTTGTAACCAACTGCCTCGATCTTACCAGTTGTGTTGTACAACGGTGCTGGGCCAACTTGGTATGCACCAGTGCTTAGATTAAAGTAAACACCGTGTTGTGAACCGCCTGCGTTTACATACAGCGCAATGTAAGTACGTGTATTTGCCTTAGCATAGATACTAAATGTTACAGGACCTGTTACACCAGTTAACGCTTGGTTAAAGTAGTGGTTACCTGTTGCACCTGATTCTGTTAATAACGTAGCGTTAGTTGTACCATCTGGGCTTGTTGTAGCATTTAAACCTGCTGAACTGTTTACCTTAGTCCAGTTGCTGTTACTTACTGACCAGTCTTGTGAGTAGTACAATAAGTTATTGCCGCCTGCCGCATATAGTGCCGCACCAGATACGTTATTTGTGCTTTCAATTGGTCCGCCAACTTGTACGTAAGAACCGCTGTCGTCGTACAGTTTGTTAACAATTAGTTTTTGTCCAACAAACAAGTTACCATATAATGAACCACCACCGTATACTTGTAGTGCGCCAGTACCAGTTGATGTAGCAATAGTGCCACTTGTTACTGCAATGTATGGGGTACTTGTTGAAGAACCGCCACTGCCGCCGCCGCCAGAACCAACTAATGATCCGTTAGCATAGATGTTACGTGCATAGATATCACGTACACCCATATCGCCAGTAATAATAACTGCACCAGTAATTGTTGAGCTTGCTGTTGTAGCATTTGTAAAGTTAGTTACGCCAGGAACTGTTACAACTTGTGAGCTGTTTGCGCTGAATACAATGTTGCCAGAACCGTCGGAAATAATAACGTTGTTATTACTTGAACTAATACCGCTACCATTGTTGCCACCAATAACAACGTTGTTGCCACCCGATGTAATTGATTGACCAGCTTGGTAACCGACTAATACGTTCTGTGATCCGCCAGCTAATGTTAGACCAGCTTGATAACCAAGAATTATGTTTCTGCCACCGCTAGTAATAACGTTACCTGCTTGATAACCAATACCAATGTTGCTTGAACCTGCGTTAGTTACACCAGCACCAGCTAGTGCGCCTTGACCAATAGCAACAATATAGTTACCTTGTGCATACTGACCTGCTTGGTAACCAACTGCAACACCTGAGCTACCTGGTGAACCACCGTTCATTGCCTGTGTACCGATTGCTACGTTATTAACTGTAGCACCAGCATTTTGTAGGGCTTGTAAGCCAATACCAATGTTGTAGTTACCAGAGCTTAAACTTGTTAAAGCGTTAGAACCAATACCAATGTTATATGTTCCGCTGGCCGCTGATGTCATTGCACCAGCACCAATTGCAACGTTACTTGCTACTGCGCCCCCACCTAAACCAACACGCATACCACCAATGTAATGGTCGCCTGTTGAGTAAATTGTACTTGCAACACCTAGTCCACCAATAACAACTAATGCGTTGCTTGCTGTACCAACTGTGCTAGACGCTGTGCTGTAAACGGTTGCAACACCGCTTACACCTAATGTAGATTGTAGTGTTGTTGAACCAACTACTGTGGCATTGCCGCCGACCCACAAATCTTTAGATGATGCAATACCACCTACTGTGTATAACGCACCTGTGCTTGTTGATGTTGCGTTAGTTGTGTTGTTAATGTAAATTGGGTTAGTTACAGTACCGCCGTTGAA